CTCGTGTTTCCATAAAAATCTCCTTTCGTTATTATATCAGTTTTACCAATCCCAATCAATATTTTCATCTAACGCAGTATAATACTGTCCGTCATAGCCTTTCTCATCCATAACCTTGTCATAACAATCGTAACAGACGAGTCTGAACGGGATGCCGTGGCAATCGTAAGTGAATGTCATATCTTCTCTCTCAACTTCTCTTCCACAAATAGGGCAGGTTCTTGTATTCATTTCAGTCTCCTTTCTACCACCAAAGTTCATAATCTCCGCTAAAGCAAGTATCTTGGTATCCGCATAAATGGTCGCCTAAAGCGGACTCTATTTCCTCACGCAGAACCTCATTGTCATAATCGGGGATTTGATGAACCTTCTTAATGGCTTCCTCTACAAGTTTATAGTCGCTTTCCCAAGCAACGGTAACAATAGCAGTAACTACTCCGTCTCTAGTGTCTTGGTCTATAATCAGTATCGTATACATACCGTGTCTCCTTTCAATCTGTTGTCCTAAAGAAATAACTTAACTCATCGCCTTTGAGTGTATTGCAGGCGTAATTGTCAGCACGCTTCCATAATTTTTCATACAGTCCTGCGAGTTCCATATTGCCATCATCATAGTGTTCCCAAATCTTCCAATTCAGAACCATAACCAATTCTGTGAGATAGAACACATCGGTCTTCCAAGACTCCATTGCTCTCTCATAAGTGTCTTCGATAGCGCTTGCTCCATAAAACTCTGCAATGCCAAAGTCTTCGTAAAATGTTGTCTTCGGTTCATATCCGCACATTGCTTCAATGTTCCATACCTTATAGTCCCACGGGCTTGTTCTCATTTTGTTTCTCCTTTCTGCTTAAAGCACTTTTTCAAGGTATCTTTCAAGTTTCCCTTCAAATTCACATTCGTTCAAATCCTTGAGAAACTTTTCCGCCTCACGAGTATAGTAACCAATTCTGCTCTCGACTGTTTCACATCTCTCATCAGATATATAGAATAAAGAAATACGGTTGTCTCCCCATTCATCGGCAAGCCACATCTCACCTGCGCTGTATATTACGGAAACATTACCATTTGCGCCACCGCCGAATACTCCAAGAGCATTTATAACATCGCCTTTATATTTGCGAGCGTTCATAAACCCAAGGCGGTGATGTATTCCATCTGCATAAAGAGAGTCCTCACTCCATCTGTGATAATCAGGCTCAAGAAGACCTGCCCATCTCAAAGCCTCGCCATTCTTAATAAAAATATCCATCTTTTCAGCATTTGATTTGATACTATTCAGAATATTAATCAGATTATTGTATCTGCGAGTTTCCTCTAACTGCTTTTCCATTGCTTTGGTTTCTCCTGCCATAGCGATTTCCATAGTTAAATCTTTCATTTTCAATCTCCTTTCTTAACGCTCATTGCTTTTTCTAAAATCTGACAGTATTTCATTTATGGGATAGCGCCTGCCCGTTTTGGTCAGATATTCCCAACGAAATTCCTCTGTAACACCATTGTCATACATAATGTTGCAACTATCTATGCCATCTTCCCATAGCACGATTCCTTTTGTGCCTACGGCTTGTTCGCAACAAGTAACATTGACAGATAACTCATTCAACTCAACTTCATCACCAACGTGGATTTTTGTTGTTCTGTCGAGAAACATCTCCAACGCCTCATATCCAGAAAAGCCATAGTTTCCATACTCTTGGCTCTCGTAAAACTCTTCCACAAGTTGTAAGCAACGGTCAAAACAAGCATCACATTCGGGCGATTCTGAATTGGATAATTCATCGTGCATTAAATCATAACCCAATACAAATGCCCAATAAGCCGTACCATAACTAATACAACAAGTGCCATCAATATCGTATGTCTTCATATCATCACTTCCTTTCCAATTTAAGAGGGTCAACTATTTCCAATGGAATCAGTACAAATTCACCCTCATACTTGTCAAAATCAAAATTTTCAACAAAGGGTATCGCTATATCCTCCTCACCATACAGAGCCGTTTGAATGCCCTTGTGCGAAACAAATAACTCATTGTGTTCAGCACCGTAATGTTTTAGATGCCGATAAAGTTCAAACGCTGTCATACCATCACCTCATTTCTGAATAAACCATTTGTTCCAATCTTTTTCCGTGCAGAACCCTGCCATACCATAGAAGAGTTTCCCAAGTTTGCGCACCTGTTTGTCATTCTCCACATTCTCGATGATTGCGACAGGAAATCCGTTTGTGTAAATCTTAATGTTGAAATCAAGCACATCGGCAAATTCCTTTTCACCTTCCTCTGTCAGTTCTATAGCCCCACAGAACGCAACATAACAACTTTCGTCATAATCATCGCAAACATCAATGTCGATTTCCTCTTTGATAAAGTCTCTGATTTTCATTACTGTTCTCCTTTCTTAAAACCCAAGTGTAACTATCCCATCTTTCTGAAGATTGACAGGCTCATCTGAAAAATATTCGACCATCTCTTTGCAGGCAATCATATCGAGCATACATTTGCGTGTATAATCGTTCATACCATACTTTGCCTCTCGTTCTTTAAAGTCATTCATCATCATCTGCAAGTAGTCTACCAACTGCTGAAATCTAATCGTTTCATATCCACTCATTACATAGCCTCCTTAACAATCTGCAATCTTCATTAACGCCTCTGTCGGTGTTATGAGACCATTTTCCCTTGCTCTGACATATTTGTTGATATTATCTATGCGCTCTTGTATCTTATCCGCATATCCGCTATGACCAAGGGCAGGGCAGTCATTCATCAATTCCTTCCAACCTTTGATACAATAGTTTGCATACTCATATATGAATCTTTCAGCCTTCATCTCAAAACTCCCTTCCTTGCGAGTAGAATAACTTTTCACGCAAAACCATAACTTCAGAATAGGCATTGCCCGTCTTCTCAAGGTATCTATGCGCCTCATCTTTCGAATAGGCAGGAACAGACCCGTCTGAACACAAAACACGAACCCAATCATCGTCCTCATCACTCACTACAACTCCATAGCACAACTCTTCTTCTTTCAAAAGCACTTCTGCTCCTGCAAAGAAATACGCTCGACTTTCTGCACCTGCATTGAATCCGTCTTTCCAAACTTCTTTTGCAAAATCTTCAGCAGAAATATCTGTACCCCACCATAATCTGCCATAATAATCAGAATCAAATTTCTTCATTTTACTTCGCCTCTCTTTCGTACTGTCTCCAAGTAGGTATAACTTTCACTTCGGCTCTCATCTCCTTGATTGCCTCATCTATGCAACGCAATGTGCCTTCATAGTCTTCATAACTCATTACCCAAAACGGGTAACAAGCCACCATACCCATACCTGCCAACTTAATCAAGCACTCTTTCAGTTGAGTGATTTCCTTGTTGGCTTCTCTTCTGTCTGTCCAATCGTCATAACAAACTCCATAGTTGTTTTCTATGTCAAGATAGAACCCTTCATAGTATCCGCCTTTAAGCACCACGTGATAGTAGTGGAAAAAGTATTGAGACAGAACATCATAGCAATTACGCCAATCGTCCATATAATAGTCTTGAATCAAATCCATAATGTACGGAGCAACATCAAAATCATCTATGTCGCAATCATTTGCCATACAATAGTCTTCAGCAATCTCCTTTTCATCAAAATCCGTATAGTAGTACGGCTTGATTCCCATTGTGATATAGTTGCTTGTGCCATAGTTTATCGTTCCCATAATGCTCTCCTTCCTCAAATTTCAGCAAACATCTCGTCATATTCGATGTCCTGCCAAGCAAAGTTGATTCTGTCCTTCACTTCATAAATCTCCATTTGAAGGTCAATCAGATAATCTTCGTCATAATTCTCTCGTTTTGCCCATTCCAACATTCCCTGCAAGTGGTCAAGTCTTTCCTGCAAGGCAAACGGGTCTTCATACTGCCTATACATTCCAATCTCCTTTCACTATCACGCCAATGATGTAGATAACTATCAGCGCAATTATCAGCGCTAACCAAACCCATCCAATGCTCCAAATCGTTGCGATAATATCGTGTAGCATAACCTCATCTCCCTTCAAACAAAAGGGGAGCAAGCGCTCCCCACAACTATTCGTTTATAGGCTCTGCAAGTCCCTTGAGTATATCAATATACTCTGTGTAGGTTCTTCCTGTCCTCGTCAAATCCGCTTTAAGCATTGACCAACCAAATCCGCCAAACTTGTCAAGTATGTTATACATATTGTCTCCATCTGGCATTTCGATGATACTCATTACAAGACCACGCCTCTTTTCGAATGTATCGGTAGTGAAGATTACCTCATCTCCAACTCTTATTTCGAGCAGGTCTTTCATAGCGCGCTCAATAAACTCATCAGCACTGTACTTTGAGAATACTGTGTGAGGGTCTTCAGCGAACGGGTTCGTGAAATAGTCGCATAGTGTACTCCACATTTCGTCTTTAATACAATGTACTTCCTTGTCAAACTCTTCACGAGCCTCTTCCTGCGCATTGTCCCATACTTCTTCAAGCAGGTCTTCAAAATTCATATCACAGAAAGCACTGTCGATTGCATTATTGACTTCCCAACGAACATTGTCCTTCACATTCTCGCAAGCATCATCAAGCAGGGAAGATACTTCGTACTCAAAATCTCTGTAATTGAAACTCATAATTTTCTCCTTCTCCCCGTATTGCCGTTAGGTCAGCATAATCATCATTACTTTAAGCCAAATATCATTTCCCAATCCAAACAAAAGAACAGGAAAAGTGCTATCCCTTCAATTACTGTAATTATCCAAGCCTTGAGTTTTTTTCTGTCCATACATTCACCTCAACAAACATAATCACAGAATCGTGTGTAGTCTCTTGTGCAGTAACAGAATCTCACAACTCCCGTGTTAGGGTCTACAAACAAGAATCCGCAGGAAAACTGCATACAATTGTGCGCTATGATTCTCAAGTCGAATCCGTCAAGTTTGTACATCAATTGCTCGCAGTCATCAAACGCCTGCACTTTGTAGGGAGAACAACTCCCGTAAACCTGCCACAGAGAACGGTCTATACTGTTGTTGTAACGGTCAATTACTGCCTTCGCAGTCTTGTTTTGTTCATCATAAACATTGTTGACATTGTAGTATCTCATTTTCAAACCTCCTTATCTGTATAAATCTAACCAAGCAATAAGTCTGTCATACTGTAATTCAGTACCCATAGAAGCCTTGACACATCTGTCTGTCCATTCCTTCACGGAATATCTTTTCTCCAACATCTCAATCTGTTTGAGATTCAACTCGTAATCGAGCCAACGATAAGTGATAGCGTACATTTTTAAACCTCCGTCTCAAAATCTAATCTGTTTGATATAACTTTTGTTATCCCCTCTGATAACCTCACAATCTCAATCCGTGTCAATCCATAACTGCGGTTATGCCAACCGCAATCCTTTAGAGTGATTCAATCTGTGCAATCAGTCTTGCCTGCATTTCAAGTGCCTGCTTGAGCATTTCCACTTTTGTATTGTCCGCCTTGGGTTCAGCCTTCTTGGAAGACTTCTTTGGCTTGGGTTCTTCCTTCACGGGTTCAGCCTTGGGTTCTTCCTTCTTGGGAGCAGGCTTGGTGATTGTCTGTGATTCGATAGCCTTCGCCATCATTTCCTTGGTTTTCTTGGTGTTCTTCTTCTTGGAATTGTTGCCGCCAACATTGTTGACTACTTTGAATCCCGATTCTTTGAGCAGGGTTTTGATTGTGGTAAAGTCTTCGTGTGAGATTTCGTCTACCTTCCTGCACCAGATGTTGAGTGTACCGCCATAGAAGTGGAACAGGTACACATCACGGAGCGTGTTCTTTGCATCCCATTCGGGAGTATCCTTCTTGGGACTCTGTGCAAACCCGATTTCATAAGTGTTCTTTGTTGCGTTGTAGTTGATTGTTGCGATGTTTTTCTTGGTAGCCATTGTTTTTCTCCTCTCTCAAAATTGATTTAATGACTGTTAACTATTGACTGTGTTTATCCCCCTTGATAGCCTCATAATCTCAACTGATACATTATAGTGCGTTGGCAATCGGCTCATCTCATCGCTCACGCCCTGCCCGTTGTACCCTACGCTTGCCTATCTACCATACAAGCAGGACTCGATTGCTCCACTCTTGCACGCCTCAACTTAGGGAATTTCAAGCCCTTGGGCTTATAGCCGTACCGCCATCCATTCCTTGCCACTTGTGGCAGTGGCGTTTTGCCGTGTCTTCACTAATCACCTACGGCTCACCGCTAGGGTTTTGCAGTCTACGGTATGCGCTTGACCGCCACATCACTCAATCATCACGACTGTGCAATAATGTTTCCGCCTATCAACTTGCCATCTCACCTGCTCCAATGGTTTTGAAGTGGTTTCGGTGTTGTCCCCCATCCCAAGGGGACTGCGGTGTCTCTCACCCACCGCCAAGGGAGTATCCTATTGAGCAGGTCGCTAACCCACTCGGCATTGCCATTGTCAAGGTACAGGACTGAAGGTGTTGCGCTGTCCCTTCGGTCAAGTGTATTGTACCACTCAACGCCGTACAAAGTCAAGCACTTTTTTCGTGTCATTGCGTGGCAAGGGTTCAGCCTCTCACGTGGTATATAATAGTGGGAAACTGTTTCCTTTTGTGCGATAGGTACGAAAAAATGTGGTATTTTGTGCTGAAATTTGTGCGATTAGCACAACAGAATTTTCAAGGATTCACGGCAATTTTTAGGGGAAAATGTACTAAAATCAGAGAATTGTTTGCTAAAAAGAACAATTTACCCGTGTCATTATGAAGGTATATACACAGCCTATGCAAGGGACACATACTATATATAGTGGTATATATTTCCCTGCCCTACTACATTTTGTGGTTGATTTTTTTGTTGATGGTTCTTTATATATATAATAGGAAGGAATCTACAAAAGGATTGGGCAGGGGGTAGGTCGTAGACGGTGCGGACTCGGTTGCGTATAAAGGGTAGGTAGAACTTACATACGGTAAATCGCTGTCACCATTCAAAATTTACTTATATATATTGGTTATTTAGATGTTGTTAGATTGCGTGTTGATATGTGTGTTTTTTCAAGGCGTTAGAACAAAGAAAAACCCTTGCGTATCAAGGGCTGAAGACTGTGTTGATATGTGTGTCAATATGTGTGTGAGTCAAAAGTTGAGACCAGTCTCACGGTAATCGGTGCTATAATGTTATCGGGAAACCATTAGGATTTTCATATTTTATTACCTTCCTTTCGCTGACCGCCCTTCGGGGCGGTTTCTTGCTGATTACAGGGGTCACACCTGTTTTCATAATATTTTCTCCTTTTCTTCATAACTGATTCGTTAATGGGGTGTGGGTCGTACTGCACCCCTACGGGTCAAGGAAAAGGAGTCCCGAAAAATAATTTTGCTAAAAATAAAAAGGAGTTTGAGAAATGGCATTTCCAGATTTTGTACAGTTCAAGAGAAAGAGTATTCAGGACAAAGAGAAACTGTGTTTTGGCGGAACATACACAGAGGGCATCACGCCTACTGGCAAGAAATCAATCACCGACACCACGGAGACTGATGTAACGAATTACGCTACTGCACAGGTATCAGACAGCAACCTTAAGGCGACCAATATCAAGAAGGATGTCACCATACTTGGTGTAACTGGTTCATACGAGGCACAGTAATGGCTGATAAAAAGAAGAAGAAAACCAAAGAAGAGATAATGACACAGCCTTTGAGGAAACTGACTCGTGAAGAGAAGATGTTATACCTTACAGGCGGTAAGAGTAAGAGGAAGAAATAATGGCTAAAGCGTTACCTAAAGGCAGAAAAGTCGGCAAAGCCATAAATCCGTATTCTGGGTCTGGTCATCAGATAACTTACGATGAATCAAAGGTAAGTCCTAAAAGTGCCGCACCTAACAAATACACTACATTTGCGACTCCTAAAGGCACACCAAGCCACGTGAAGGTATCGCCCGAATATGATTATGAATTTGCCAGAATGAGAGCCACAAGGAGAAAGAAGAAAAAATGAAGACACTGAAAACACCTATGACACCTGTTCAGAAAAAACTTAAAACCGCCAATTCTATGGTGCATAAACCGCTTTTAAACACATCTGCCAAACCTATCAAGCCTGCCAAGCCTAAATTTGTAAAGCCGTTAGGCAAGTAGTTATGGCTTATACTCATCAAAAGGCTCAAACGCCGAGAAAAGCAGGGAGACCGAGGAAAGATGAGATAGTCGTAAAGAAGATGACGGTACACAAGAAAAAGGACATCAAGCCAGAGAATAAAGAAAAGTATGCCAAGGAAGCAATAAACACGGCAAATGGTCTTTACAGACGGTATTCTGAATCATACCCGAATCCGTTGAACATAGACGAGAAAGACCTTATACCAGAGGCAAAAGCCTGTTGGAATTATATTTTTTCTACAAGGAATTATGACGGCATACCAGAATTGAACGGCAGGGCAAATAAGGAAAGGATTTTCTACAATGCCAATGAAATCACTTATGCCTTTGAATGCTACGCCGATTGGGTAAAGAGCCAGAATTTTGTCAAGCCATTTACCAGACCAGACGGAGAAATCGGTGTAATGCCGATAATCCCAAATCAGACCAACTTTGCAAAGTGGCTTGGAATCAGCAGTCAGACCATACACAGAATAATGTATGAAAATGAAGAGGCTCGTGGTTCATATAAACTTATTCTTGGAGACCTGTTATCTGAAGGTGCAATGGCAGGCATCTACCAGTCCGTTTCCACCATCTTTACCCTGAAGAATATGTGCGACTGGGCTGATAAATACGAAGACAGAACAAGAGACAAAGCAGATGACCTCGGCGTTGCGGAGGCGGAAGCACTGATGAAACAGTTGGGCTACGCACGTGAAAAGTCCACATTGCCGCCACCTGCTTTAGAGGAAGGAGAAAAAAATGTGTAATTGTTTCCATTACGGTTGCAGTAATGTTATATGGGACTGCGACTATGACTTTGAAGATATGGGCTATGACGGCGAAGGTCTCGTGCATATTTTGCACTGCCCGAATTGCGGCGCAGAGATAGAATACCGAATCTTTTTAGGCGAGGACGATGGATAGAGGTTTACGTGCTTTTCTGATGTCTGACTATGCGGCGTACTGCCAGTATGTGCATAACGGAAACTGGAAACCAACCAAGTTCCACAAGTACATCTGTGACATCACGCAGGACTTCATAGAGAAAGACACAGGACACGCCTACGACATACTGATACTTTCCACACCGCCACAGCACGGCAAGTCAATGACCATATCAGAAACCCTGCCATCTTGGTTTTTAGGGCGTAACCCGAAGTCAAGGGTGATAGAAGTATCGTATTCAGAAGACTTTGCAAGGCGTTTTGGCAGGCGCAACAGGCAGAAAATAATAGATTTTGGCGGTGAGATTTTTAATATTAAACTGGGTTCTCCTAATACTGATTTGGATTTCGAGTTGGAGAATCAAATAGGCGGTATGATAAGCCGAGGCGTTATGTCTGGTATTACTGGACAGCGAGCCAACCTGATAGTAATAGACGACCCAGTTAAGAACAGAGAAGAAGCCGATTCAGAGACTACGAGAGAGAAGATAAAGGACGAGTTCCTGAACTCTATGCTCACTCGTATGGCAGTCGGCGGAAAGATAATACTGATTATGACGAGGTGGCACGAGGACGATTTAGCAGGGTGGATAATAAACAACCTGAACAATGTCACTTGTGTCAATCTGCCGTTAGAAGCAGAAGAAAATGACCCTTTAGGCAGACCTATAGGCGATGCGTTATGCCCAGAGATAGGGAAAGACAACGCTTGGTTAGCCGATTTTAAGGAAGCCTTTACTTCGAAAGAGGGTTCACGTTCTTGGAACGCATTGTTTCAGGGGCATCCTACCGCATTAGAAGGCGAGATGTTCAAGCGTGAATGGTGGCGGTTTTATGAAGAATTACCTGAACTGGCTGAAATGGTTATGTCCGTAGATGCCGCTTTCAAGGACGGAGAAGACAACGACTTTGTAGCGATACAGGTCTGGGGAAAGACAAACGCCGATATGTATTTGGTGGACAGAGTTAAGAAACACCTCAATTTACCCGATACAATGCGTGAGATTATCCGCCTGCGAGGGATGTACCCACAGTGCAAAACCACCTATATTGAGGATAAAGCCAACGGTAGTGCCATAATCGACATACTGCGCAAACAAATGACAGGCATAATAGCGGTCAACCCCCACGGCGGAAAAGTCTCACGTGCCAATGCAGTCATAGGAGCAGTAGAATCTGGCAATGTATACCTGCCTAAAAGGGCAAAATGGGTCAATGAGTACATAGATGAGTTTGCGGCGTTCCCCAATGGCAAGCACGATGACGAAGTAGATGCTTCAACGCAGGCTTGGGACAGGCTGATATACCACTCATCAAAGATACGGAAAGCCCTGAAGAAGACTTCTATGGAGATTTACTTCCCAAAGTACCAGAAAGAGTTGAGAATGGGCGACCCAGTAGGGAAAAGGAGCAAAATTAATGTTGTATAACATCATTCAGGCAGTTATTTTACTGTCTTTTTTATTAGCCGTAGCGTTGGAAGCAGGCTTACTTCTCATCATTTTGCAGGAAGAAGAGCCGAAAAAGGTCATAACGCCCCCGACATTCACCTTAAACCCGAAGAAGAGGGCGGAAAACAAGAAAAAGACCGAAGAAATGAAGAAGTTTGAAACGCTTTTGAACAACATAGATGCCTATGACGGCACAACTTTTGGGCAGAAGGATATTGAATAATGGCAGTAAAAGAAAAAGACCAGAAGTTAAAGACAGACATCTGGCAGAAATACGAATTATCAAAGGATTATGA